TAAATATTCAAATACAGTTTCATCATCAGTGACTTGTTTATATTTTTTATTCATAGCCTCTTCTGATTTTTTAAATTGAGCTTGTCTTGCTCGTTCTGCTTTGTAATATTTATCACCAGCCATTATGCTAATCCTCCGTTACTCATTTTTTTTCTTGTAAATGTTGGAACATTTTTAGGTTTAGGCCCTGTATTACCAGCTGCTCTTTTTCTTGCAACTGCTGAACGTCTTTGACCTTCTGACATTGATCTAGCTTTAGCTAATGGTACACATTTTGGATAGCCTTTTCTTTTTTCTCCTTTTGATCTTCCACAAGGAGCATATGAACCATCTTTACGTTTAGATCCAATATCTACCCATTTCTCTTGAACCCATTTTCTTAAACCATTTGCCATATTAATATTTCTTTGTAACTTTTCTTCTGTTTTCTAAAACATCTCCACAACCTTTAGCAACTCCACCTTGTTCATAATTAGAACGTTCTTTTCTTTGTTGAGATTTATTTTTACCACCTGGTGTTACTTTGCCAGAACAAACTGCAGATGCATACATATTAGCATACGCACTTGGATATACCTTAAATTTTCTTTTTGCAGCAGCTTTTCCTCTTGGACAAAGTTTAGCCATTAGAACATCTTTGTTGTTTTAGATTTATATACTCTTCCTTGACCTCTACCTACTAATCCACCTGTTGCCTTTTTCTCTCTTTTCTTAACAGAGCTAGATGTTTCTAAAGGATCTATTTCAATAATATTTGGATTATTATCTTCGCCTGGTAATTCCCCTGGAGCGCCTTTTAAAGGCTTACCCATTTCTTTTTTAAGTCTACCTAATTGTGAAAATAATTCTGATTTCTTTTCACCTGTTATATTTCTATCTTTGGTAGATCTATAAAGTTCTTTAAATGCTGTTGTCCAAGGGTTTTCTTCTTTAGGCATATTATTTTTTCTTCTTTTTCTTCTTAATCATTTTGCCTGCTTTAGTTTCAACATATCCTTTATCTTCCATGGCATATTCTTTAGCTTCTTCAGCTTTAGATTCCATACCTTCATGTTCTTCAGACATATCTTCAGCATAGCCACCTTTTTTAAATCCAGGAACATTTCTTCCTTTTAAAATATCTGCTTTAGTGATCTCTCCATCTTTATTTAAATCTGGAAAAGAACCTTTTGCAAAACCAACTCTAGCAATACCTGTTCCTCTTTTTTGTTTACCAAGACCAGCCATTATCTTTTATCCTTCATCATTTTGCCTTTTTTCTTCATAGACATATTTTTAGTAATCATGTCTGCTTTTTTAGAGCTCATTTTTTTTGAAGAAGCTTTTCCACCCTTCATCATAGTAGCTCTTGGTCTTATACCGTAATCGTTTCTCATGTTATCTCCTTATCCGTTTTCTTGGTTGTTAGTCGGTTTGTTTGACATCGTTCTTGCAACCGACTCTGCTGAACGACCAATCACATACCCACCAAGTCCAACATTTAATAATGTCCAAACATCGCCAGGTAATTCAAAGGTTATAACTGCACCAAAGAATACTTTAATAACAGGACCTATAACATAGTTCCATACTAAAATAAATATTAACACATACATCAATAAGGGTCTCCAGCTAGATGCAAACCATCCAGCTTTTGCTTCAGCTTCAATAATTCTTGATGCTGCTTGCAATTCTTGTGTATGAGATTGTAATAGTTGAGTTTGTAATTGTGCTTTTAATTTTTCTTGTAAATCTTTATCGGGAACAGCTTTTTCAATAGTGTTAAATAGAATCTTAGCTAATGGTGCAATAGCTCCAAGCATTGGTAGCATTTTTTATTTCCATCCTTTTTTAGCTAATCTTGGTTTACCTTTTATTAAACCACCCATAGCTTTTTTCTTTCTATCACTTGGTTTTGAACTACTACCAGTAGCTTCTGAATAAGAACTTATGTCATCTCCGTAAAGGTCTGCAACTGTTAATCCAGTATCATAATCTTTTCCATCTGGACCTACCTGCATCAATGGATCATTGAATCCAGGAGTTATAGGTATTGATTTCTTTTTTCTTGCCATGATTTACTTCCATCCTTTTTTTGCTAACTTTGGTTTTCCTTTTATAAGTCCACCCATTGATTTTTTAGATCTTGAAACTGGTTCTTCGTCTGTTGGTTTTTGAGGTTTAATTCCTAAATTTATATAATCTTCAAATTCTTCAAGAGCTTTTTCTAATTCATCATTAGGTTTAAATGAAGTAGGTATTTTTACTTTACCCATAAATTTAATACCACTTAGCTGATCTTTTTTTCTCCGGAAGCATTCTTCTTTGTCCACCAACTGGCTCTACTTGTGTTTCTTGTGGATTAGAAGCTTGAATTTCAACTGATTGTGCGTAACCATCACTATTTAAAAATTGTGAATGATCAACTTGAGTTCCATATGCAGATCTAGATGAACTTTCAGTCACTGAACCACCTGTTGCCATTTTTTTTCTAGACATTCCTGCTTCAGATAAAGCAATAGCGATTGCTTGTTTAGGATTTTTTACTTTTTTTGAAGATCCACCAATGTTAAGTTCACCTTTTTTGAACTCTCTCATTACTTTACTGATCTTCTTTTGTTTTGGATTCATTTTCATAGCTATAATATACTCCTTTTCTATTTTTATACAATAATTATTGTATTTTCTTGTTCATATCAGAAAATTGCTGTTTTGCAATTGAAGTTGCAGCCCTTAATTCAGCTAAATCTTCATTTTGTTGCAGTTTTTCTTGTGTATTCATTTGATTCATCATAGCTCTCATCTTATCTAGGTTGATTTTTTCTTGTCCTTCTTTTGCTTTTCTAGCATTTTCTTGAGCTACAAGGTCTAATTCTCTAGATTTAAGTTTAGCAATTGGATCATTATCAAACTGTGATGTAATTCTTTGCTCTTCCTTCATAAATTCATCCATCATTTCAGCAATTAAAATTGCTTTTCTAGATTCAATTTGCATTTGTAACTGTTGTACTTGCATTTGCACTTGAGGATTTTGTGCAGCCATTGGATCTTGAGACAATTGTTGTAGTTGTTGTAATTGAGTTGTGAATTCTATCTCAACTTGTTCTAAAGCCATCAAAGAAATATGTTCAAATATATTTTTTTCTAACGAACCCATAATAACTGGATTGTTTCTAGCAATATTAGTTGACATAAAATTTAAATGTGCAGTGATGTGAGCTCTATGATCCTGTCCTCTAAATGCTTGGAAAGGTTTTCCAGATAAAGAATCAATATGTTCTAATGCTGGATCTTTTGGCATTGGTGGTTCTGGTACATTTAAAATTTTATCAATGTCTCTAACTCCTAAAGCTTCATACATTTTTCTGTAAGCTTCATATAAATTATGAATTTGTGGATTAGATTGAGCAAGTTGTAATTGAGTTTGTGCTAAACTAATTCTTTGTGTTTGTGAAAATATGTTTGGATCTGCAACTGGAACGATATCAACTCTATCATCAAAGTCTGTTTGTTTAATTGTTCTTTGTCCACCTACAACATCATACGGATATTCTGGTGGTAGGTAGAGTGCAAATATTCTAGATAGTAATTTAAACTCTTGCTTCATTGAAGCATATAATCTTTTGTGAATAGCAGACATTGTTCTGCTTCCTCTTTCCAGCAAAGCCACGGTCGTGCCCACTGCTGCTTGCTGATTCCCATCCCCTATTTGTATGTCAGCGATTGAAGCAAAACGCTGACCTGCTTGAACCACGACCCCCATTAATTGTAATAAAGTTTGTGAAGGTTCTTTAAATGGAAGAGGCATGAATGCATCTCTCAAGTTTCCACCTGGAGCATCTACATCTCTAAACTCACCTGGCTGAATAGGTTGTGCATCATCTCTAACTCTAATTCCTCTTTGTTTAAATCCAGATGGTAAATTAGATAATGTTCCTGCATCTAATAATTGTCTTAATGCAGAAGTTGCAGTTCTAGATAATCCACCAATCATATGGATTAATCCAAAACCATAGAATCCTAAACCTGGTAAAAATTTAAAGTGAACAAAATATTGGATCTTCTGTTTTCTAGGATCTCCAATATTATAATTTCTACGAATAGATAAAATTTCACGAGAGCCTTCTTCTATCGTCACAATATAAGGAAGTTTAATTCCAGTCATTTCCCCGTTGGGATCACGATCTTCAAAGCCCTCGAGATCTAAATTTACATGACATTCTATTAAAGTAAAGATATCATTATTCTTTTCTTTTCTAATTCCTTCTAATTCTCTCTCTTTTGCTTTTAATTGATTATCAACATTATCCATAGATGGAGATAATTCTATATCTCTGTAGAATCCATTGACTTGTTGTTTTCTTAAATCATTTTCAGTTGTTTTAATTACATGCATAACTGCATCAGCATCATCTAATGATGTTGCAGAATAAGGAACGATTAAATCGTCTGCTGGTACAAATTTTGAAACTGCTCTTTCAAGTAAAGAATCATAATAAACTTTTTTAAATGTAGATCCTGCAAGTGGTAAGTAAAATAACATTTGATCAAATTCAGGTTCATATTCTTTCATCTGATCCATGATTTGATAATTCATAAAGTCTTTAACTCTATTTGCTTGATCTTCTTTTTGTCTATCGTTTAATCCAACAACTTGAGTTCGCACCGGTCCATCTGCTGGTAATAATTCTTTATAAGCTAAAGCTTGAAATTGTGTAACGGCTTCTGCAAGTACAGGATGAGTTGCTCCACTAGCTCCTCTAAATGGTTCTGTTCTTCTTTCATATTTAAACCCTAAAAGATCTAAACCATCTGTGTAAGAAGTTTCCCAGTCTTGTCGTGAAGATCTATACTCTTCATAGTTTTGATAAAGCTCTGAACCTAAAGGCATTAAAACTTCTTCAGGTAATAATTCTGCTAAATTTGCAAAATGATCTGGAGTTTGTTCTTGATTAAAAGCTGCTGGATCAAAATTAATTTCAACTCCACCATCTTCCATTGGTGTAATTTCTGTATCTCCTTGAGAAGGTATTTGTTCTTGAGTGTCAATAGTTTGTTCTATTGAAGCTTCTGGCCCTGCGATCTCAATAGTTTTTCTAACTTCGTTTGGAAGTGATTTGTCTATAGTTGCCATTTAATTTTCCTGAATTTAATAGTGTAACCTTTTTATTAGGAATATTCAACCCTTGTGGGTTAGGTCCTCTTAAAGGTGGCACCGTTCTTGTTAATTTTTTCATTAGTAATAACTTCTCTCTGTTCTTGGAAGTTCTTCATCTTTATAGTCTTCTGGGTGAGAAATCAAGCCACCTTGTCTAAATCGCATAACCGCTTGTGTCATAGAATCTACTAAATCGTCATGATCTCCATATGGAAAGGCAGCACATTCTTCAATAACCTCTTGTGCAAACTGTTTAGATTTAGGAGCCCATATCATTCCAGATTCAAATAAAGGTGCAAC